CAGCAGCAGCGAAGAGAGTGTAGGCTCTGCTTCTCCGCGCTCATATCTTCGTATAGCATCCGGAGGCAGTCCACACAGCTCGCTTGTCACCTTGCGGCTGCGTACCGGTTTCTTACTCTCTCGCAGCTGCTGGAGTCTCACCGCAAACTCTTCCATCTGCATCACGCTCCATCTTAGGTGGGCACTTGCCTTCATACATAAGCTGACTAATAAACGACCAATTGCATTCTGCATGCTTGTAATGCGGAATACCGCTTTCAGCGTCCACGCTGTGAATGTCCTCTACGAACGCCAGCGTGTGCCGCAGCATCGCGTCTATATACCGGATCAGCTCAACCTTCTTCCAGTTGTTCTCGTCTCCGTACTTCTCTGTTCCGTACATGCGCACCTCTGCGCAGTCTCGCACGATCTGCATAGGAACCATGTGGATCTGCAGCTTTCCGGCATCCGCCTTTGCCTCTTGTGCTTCGTAGTGATACGCGTTAAACATAGGACACGTCTGTTCCTCAGTCTTTAGGCACTTAGGAGACGCGCCATACTCGTTATACTGGCAGATCTGATTGCATGTCATTTCTTCTCGCACCTCCCACAGGGATACATCTCATGGCATGTGTCGCCGTGATACTTGCACATAGGAACCAGGAAGCCCTCAAACTCAGGACACGCTTCTTCAACCAGGTCGCACATCTCACGCACAACGCCTCTGGTCTCAACGCTTGCCTGGGCACACAGTCTCTTGTTGGCGATCGCCATAAGCTCTTCACCGTTCATGTCCCAAATCATATTGACCGGTGAATCCTGCGGCGCTTTGTTCCGGTCGTAGTCGTCCTGCCGGTCGTTTCGCTGTGACTTCACAAAAGGCTGCGCATGGATATGCCGGCACAGATGCACACTCACCCATGAGGGTAAATCCTCGATCAAGAACGAGAAGCGAAGTCTCCGGATCGGGCTGTGTCTCGCTTCCAGGATCGATCTCTTCCACGCCAGATCAGGCGGATTCTTCACCTTCAGGCCTGCCGTTACCAGGGCTCTCTGCTTCACGGCCAGCCAGTCCTGCTCTGTAGGGTATTCGATCATCGTGATTTTCATCGTCATTTACCTCCGACTTGTTGTGATCGTGTCTCCGCGCCTGCGAAGCGCCTTTACCATTCCGTCATGATGCACTGCGTTTGCCACAGCAATCTCTTTCTCTCTCTTGTAGCAATCGTCTAGCACCTCAGTCCGCTTCGCCTTCCACGCCTTGTACTTTTCACAGGAGCCGGCGCAGGCAGGATATCTGTCAGGACAGTCCTTACAAGGAGCCTTTCCTGCCACCTTGTCTGCTGCAGCTCCAAAATACGCGTTTCTCGGCAAAGGAGTTATTCTATTGCTCATTTGCCCCTCCTTCCGTATCGCACTTCTTTGAGATAGGGATAGCGCTCTGCGTGCGGAATCGCTGTAGCCTTGCCCTTGCAGATCTGTACAAAGGCTCTCTGCATGTGCTCTTGTTTCACATCACACAGAGGATCTCGCGGATCAATGGCCGGAGCATATTCTCTTCTGCGCTCATCCCAATTGTTCGTCAGGCGCATGATTCTGTCGTATCCCCATCCCAGCTCCTCACGCAGCGTGATCTGGAGTGTGTCGATCATAAACTGCCTGGTAGTAAGCTGGATCTTGATAGACAAGTCTTCTTTGTCTGCAGCTTGCCTCATGAGGAATCCAGACTGCTTACTCATGCTTCCCCCTCCGTTTCTTCTGTGACAGGCATACACCGTCTACCTGTACTCGCCTCTTGCCGGTGTCTAGCAGGTGGTTGCAGAAGCACAACCCATTCTCGCTTCTGGTTTGGCCGCGCCAGTAGATGCACTTCTTGCACTGCTTCACATCTGCCAGATAGTCCTCTTTCACTCTAGGACGATTAGGAGGCAGTTTTAATTTCTGTCTCCAGTGGGCAACAGTTCTCTCGTCCACACAGAAAACAGCGGCTATCTGTTTATCTGTCTTGCCCTCATCGTATAATCGTATCGCCGCATCAGGATCAAGCCTTGAAAATATCGGCGCACAAAAATAAGCCATTGTTCTTCTCCTTTTTCATATCCCTGCGTCTCCATACCAGTCGATCTCCGCATCAGTTCCCTCGACAAGCTCTTCGACCGTTGTTCCCAGGTAATAAGCGCAGGCCATATAATAAGCTCTATGGTGTTTATGCTTGTGGGTATAAAAGAATCGTTGTGGGTTGATTTCCGTTTCTACACAAAACTGTGTAAGGGTGACACCGCGCTCTTTCAGTCGCTGCTTCATCCTGTCTTTAAACGGGATCACGCGTCCTCCTTGTTGCACCCATCAACACAGCCACAACACGGCTGCTCTGTTGGCAGCTCATCCCAATAGGCGCAGAACTCGCAGAATTCACAAAGATCAGGTTTCATGTGGCCTCCTTCTGCGCACTAGGCAGCGGCATCCAATGCGTTACAGACTCGTCATCGAACTTGTTTGCTTTCAGCAAAAACAACTCCGTCCAAACATATTTGCCGTCAGAAACAATAAACGTATATCCTCTGTCCGTTGCAAATTCCTCCAATGGTTCGTTATCGTTAATAACAGGCAGAGCATCCTCCACGCTGATCCACTGCGGCTGCTCCCTCAGAGCGGCGATTGCCATGCCCAGAGCAACTTCTACATCGTCCAGTCCGGCATCAAACACAACAGCGCAGGTATCTCCGTCAACTTCTCCCGTAGAACACGGATATTCTTCGAGAATTTTGATAGCTTCTTCCCTCGTCACTTGCCGTCACCTCCGAGCGTAGCAAACTCAAATTCTTTTTTCTCTAAACGCTTTTGAATTAATAGATAAATCTCTTCTATCATCTCCAGATCAACAGGCAATTCATTGCCATGAATACTGGTCCCATGAAACAGAATAATGTGTGCCTCTTCCGGCTCATCAATTCCGTTTATAAAATTGTTAAATCTTAAAAAGCTATGGAATTTATCCATACTTCGTTTTGCCTTTTCTCGACCACCGTTTTTCTCAAAAGAAATGGTATCATTTAAAATTCGAAGCGTTGTATTTAGTTTTCTGATTTCTTCATCCAATTCTTTTGCCCTTCGAAGTTCTTCCCTCGTCACTTGCCGTCACCTCTGATCTTCACAAAATAGAATAGGGTTGCTCATACGTGTACAGCTTGGGTTGTCGCAATCTTCACACGGAGCGTATACTCTGAACTTTAAGTGAAAGTTCCACGCTCGTCTTACTCGTCTGTAACTGCAACCCTTGTAACCACTAAAGCGCATCATAGCTTTAATTTCTCTATGACGTTGCTTCTGGTATCGGTTCACTTGCCGTCACCTGCCCTTCTGTACTCCGTCAGTTCTCGTCCGCACTCCGGGCAGAACTTAGGCTCATAGCTTCCAATAATACCCCATCTTTCTCCAAGCCATGCCTCCACCACCAACATAACCGGCTTTCTTGCTCCAGAGCGCATCATCAGTCTGAAATTAGATGCACAGTCACCGACTCCTTGATAAGAGAGGTCGGTGTCATCCGTCAAATCAGGGTCAACTCTTGCGTTGGTACACATATAACACGGTTTCAATTCAGCCATTGCCGTCAGCCTCCTTTACATAGACATCGCTATCAAGGCAATGACCATCTGAATTGGCACTAGCCAGAATTTGTTGCGATACACAACGTGGTACACGCAAAAAATCTGAATGAAACACAGGGCCAATTTAAACAGAAACTTAAAATCCATCATCCCTCATCGTCCTACCTTTAAAAAGATTTCATTCATCCGTTCAAGCTGTTGACGAATTTTGCGTAACTCTTCTTTGCCGCTCATATCCTTAAACACTAGAAAGATGACCAAAATCGTGTTCATGGTACTAAGCATGGTCACAACGCCATCCATCAGCCATCACCCTTCCTCTCGCCGTAGGAGCAGAAATCCGTCTGTTTTGCAATGTTATCCAGTCCGTCAGGATTTTCGCACCATCCATCTTCGTCAATGGCTTCTGTTGCCCAATGCTTGCAATCCTTACACCGCACCACAGGAACAGCATCAATGGTCGGCGCAAAGTCCACTTCTTGTTGCGCAATTATTATGCCAGTCAGCCAGTCTTCACCCTCGTGCTGATAATCAGGTTCGCTTGCGATTTCTTCGAGTTTATTGGAAATCGCATCCAAATCACCAAGCCGCATATCATTCACCGTCCCCTTTTGACGATGTTGCCATGCCTATCGCAGTCATGCCACGTCTCACCATCGAAGCACCGCCAACCGTTGCCACAAGCCACGGGATACGCCTTGCCAATGATCACAGGTTCAAGTCTCTTCCACATATCATTCACCGTCCATTCTTTTGACAGGAGCATTTTCAAGGGCAATCAAAATCTCTTTGATTACATCCTCCTTGCTCCATGTCAGCATGGAGCCATAATGTTTCACCACATAAACGGCAAAACTTTTGTCGATGTATTCAATTGTTCTAGGCATATCATTCACCGTCCATTCTTGCTCCGCAGTTGGGGCAGTAATGTTGACAAACAAGACCAATGTTTAAGCTCTCTACTTCAAAGTTACAGACCGAACACCTTACTCCGTATTCGTCCCAGCCAATATCTGCTTCGTGGTACGGAACCCACCGCCCATGCACCACAGGGGCCACGTCTGCGGCAGGCTGATTGCAGATAAGAAACTCAACCCCATAAGGGTATTGATACTGTCGAACCGCTTCTATCAACGCTTCTCTCTCGATATACTCAGCCATGAAACAGCCACCTCCAGCTATAACCCAAGAGACCTCCAAGAATCAGGCCGATCACATAGTAAATAGACTCGTTAGTCATCCATTGCCCTCCAAAAGCTCTACTTTCTCCGCCGGTACACGAAAACTACTGTTGCCCTGCAGTAACACGACAGATGTCCGGCGTTTTCTGTCGTTGTCAAACCACAGAACGTATTCAAGGATGCGGTCGAACTGCCGGCCATCGTATTGCACCGGCAGCCGCCGCTTCATAGCATCGACAATCTGGTCACTGTTCACGGCCAGCCTCCCATTCGCGGTAGATCTGGAACCAGTCCTCAGCTCGCATCATTACCAGCCAGCCGTGATCGTTCTTCCGCCAGGCCACGATGGGGAGCTGACCTTTGCCAGCCTCCCTTGCATCGTGAGTTGCCTGAGTCATATAGTCCCACGGCAAAAGCCGTTCTGTCCGCTTCACCTCAATGTGGATACCAGGCAGGCCCTCAACGTCTCCTGCGTCTCCGGTATTTCCACGGTACTGGGCAGTACGGTGGCAGTCGTAGCCTTGCTCTCTGCAAAGCGCAGCCCACTCTCGTTCGCCACGCTTGCCCTTGTCTCTGCTTGCTTTCCCCATACACGGGATACCTCCTTAGAACGGCAGCTCGCCATCTTCCTCAGTGATCTCCGCAAACTTGGGAGCATGAACAGGCTCTGCATAGCTCATGTCTGGAGCGTTGCAGCCCTCTGCAGGTCTGCTGTCAGCGAAGTACACATTGTCAGCCAGGATCTCAGCGCTGCGGCGCTTCTGGCCGTCCTTCATCCATTCGCGGATCTGCAGCCGGCCTTCCGCCACGACCATGCGGCCCTTTCCGAAATACTTGCTCACGAACTCCGCCGTGTTCCGCCAGGCGACCACGTCAATGAAGTCAGTCGCCTTCTCTCCGCTCTGCTTGTCCTTGAAATCTCGATCACATGCCAGAGAGAAACTGGTCACAGGTGTTCCGTTGCCGGTTCTACGAAGCTCAGGATCTTTGGTCATACGGCCCATAACGATACATTTGTTCAGCATAATAATTCTCCTTACATATTCCGCAGTCTCTTGACTGCAATATTTCTTCTGTAGCTCTCGCCGTTGTTCTTCAACGGTCTGCACATCTCCAGAACACGGTCATAGGATCTGAAGCCGATCACGTCCTCCAGGCCGGCCATGTCCTTTGTATTTGTGGTGATCACCAACGGCAGGTGGTTCTTGTACCTGGCATTGATGATCTGATAGAACTTCTCCTGCACCCAGGTGCTAGGTTTCTCTGCGCCTGCATCGTCAAGCACAAGCAGATCACACTTACTCAGCGCGTTTATGATCTTGGTCTCGCTGATCCCGTCAGAGTCGTCATTGTATGTGGCCTTGATCTTTGCAAACAGATCCGGCACCTCGATGAACACAGCCGTGTATCCTTTGCCAACCACGCTATGCACCAGAGCAGCTGCCAGGTGGCTCTTGCCGTTACCTGGCGCTCCATAGATGCAAAGGCCTTCCTCAACAGTGTTGTCGAAGCTGTCAGCGTACTGCTTCACGGCCTCATAGCAGTTTTCCGTCTTGGGATCGTGCAGCCAGGTGTCAAAGGATGCTCTGGCAAACCGCTCTCCAAGCGTTGACATTGCCATAATGCGATCAATGCGCTCCTGCTTCTTCCTGGCTTCCTCAGCCTTCTTCTCTGCCTCTTCCAGTTCCACCTCACATGGGCACATCATCACGCCCTTAAACTTAGATCCCATCAGATCAACCACGCGCCAGGGCTTCTCCTTGCCGCACACTGGACAGTATTTCGGCGGAACGCCCAGCTCCGCAGCCGTCCAGTTTCTCATAGGATCAGATAAGGTGCTCGCCAATCCTCTCGTGCTTTCCATCTGCTACACATCCTTTTTTGACTGTCGTCTCCCATGTACGAACAGCAGCCTTCCAGTCCTTCATTTTGTTCTTTCCAACCATCCAGCCATTGGCTGTGTAATGGTTGTACCAACGTTCTGGATCAACGCCCTTATTCCGCTCCCGACAATAGGCTTTTACCTCATCAATGGTTGGAGGGGAGAAGCGCGGATTGCGCTTCTTAATACTCTCTATCTCTATCTCTTTATCTATCTCTTTCTCTGTCTCTATCTCTTGTCGGACATCGGTCGGACAAGGAGCGGACAGAGCGAGGACATTGTCCTCTTTTAGCCGATATTGCCGTTTTTTCTCGGCCCATCGCGTCTCAGATCCAATGAGCGCCTGTACCTCATTCATATAGATCGTGCCCTCGTCCAGCACCTCTACCATTTCAAGCTCCGCGAACAGCTTCATGGCTGCTCTGACGATGTCTACATTGGTATTGGTCACCACAGACAGCATCTCTTCGTTGTATGGGATGGTTTCGGAAAACCGGAGCGCACCCTCGTGATCTACGCTCTCTACCAACAATTTGAGATAGAACAGAATGTAGTCCTTCCCGTTTGGCATGGCCTCGATAATGCGGATATCATGCCGTTTGAAGAAGTCTCGCTTTAGCTTCAGCCAGTAGTATTTTCTCTCAGCCATCAGAGCCCTCCTCCAGGATGTACTTGGCGAAGGCTACGGCTCGTCCCTTCCGATTTCGGCCCCTTGCCATCGTGCGTCTGATACTCACGCCCTGCTCTCTCAGATCAGAGATACGAGCTGCAAGGCGCATGCAGCCAAACTCAGACATAGCTTCAACCGGCGTGATCGATCCGTTCTCTCTGAGATATTCCAGGATCTCTTCACACTGTGTCATTGGTTCCTCCTATAGATAGTTCTTGCCAAACTCACGAATGAAATCTTCTCTCGACCATCCGTATTGCTTCATTGCGCAGAGCTGCGCCTCACTCTTCAAAAGCGCTGCCTCGTATGCGCTCTTGTGTACGCCGTTCAGGTGACAGTCCTCATGACAAAGATGAACCCACAGGCCCAGGCTCTTTGATTTAGATCTGTAAGCTCCGCCAAACACCTCGTGCCGATCCATCTTGCCGCGCCCGTTACAGTCGCACAGCCAGCACTGTGTCTCGCTGTGATCAGGGATAATGCTCGGCGCGTATCCATTCCGATCAAGTCCAGGCACTTAGCAACGCCTCCAATCTGTGGTCAGCTCCGTATTTCCATCTGTAACCGTTAGCGGTTTTCCGATTGCCTGAGCAGCAAGAAGATATGTTTGCGTGGGATCTCGCCCCAACAGCGTGTGCAGCATTTTTAATGCAGTCGTATGTCGCCACATATTCGCCGTCCATCGTATATTGCGAAACAGGAACCCACCGCTTCTTGCCTCTCCGTGCGTGACCGTCCGCATAACCGTTGTTGTATGCAACAGTACACCACTCCAAGTTTTCTACGGCATTGTTCTGCTTGTTTTCGTCCTTGTGATTTACAGAAGGATAATCATGCGGGTTTTCGATAAAAGCCAAGGCCACAAGTCTATGAACGAAGTACTGCCTCATTCGCCCATCTTTACTAAAGCCCACTTTTTCGTATCCGTCTTTGTCCATCGCAGGCTTCAGCACTAAACCTCCCGTTGTTGCTCTGGGCAGGCTCCGCACTCTGCCGAATGTACTGACTTGATACAGGCCCTCATATCCGGGAATGTCTTTCCATATCTCTGTCATTTCCATCCCTCCAACAATGCCGCAAGACGTTCTGGATGCATGGTCTCAATGTCCAGCGATCTTGCATCCTCGATCAGCCGGTCAATTAAGGAGCTCATTTGCCGCGTGTCATAGGCAGAAGATCCGTAGTACAGCACAACGTTTGTGCAGCCTTCGATCTTGCTGGGCATGGTCTCTGTGAGCCATCCTATGCCGTTCTTAGACCAGTTCTGCCGCAGCTTGTCCACGGCAGCATCCTTCACACAAACGATGTCAGAAACGCCTCCAATGCCCTTTATGGCGTTCTGGTAAACCTCTTCCTTTGGGAGTCTGATAGCAGCAGCGATCTTGTCGATCAATACCCATGCATAGGCATTCGCATCCAGGCTCCGCCGCTTCTTCGTCTTAACCAGTTCATACTCCCCTGCCTTGAATCCGAACACAAACCGTCTGGCTGCAGCATCTGCTGTTTTAAGCACCAGATTGCCGTTCTCATATGCCGCTGCCTCGATCTTCATATCAGCCCTCCGCCTTCTGAGCTACCTTCTGGCAATCAGGACAAAGCTGTTTACCATCAAAGCGCCGCTTGGAATATTTAACGATCTGATCCACATCCCAAATCTCGCCGCCGCGAATCGTAACGCTCTTGATCACATGACCGCAGCTCTCGCACAGAACCTCCGGCGCATTTGCTCGTTCCTCTTCCGGCAGATCCTCGCCTGCGTAGATGTACAAGCCCAGGCCGTGTCGTGCCAGCGCCTTGGTCAGGCTGCGCTGGATCGCCTTGTTTACATCGAAGCTCGTCACGGCATCCAGAGAGATAGACTTGTTCTTGAAGTCCATAACCGGCAGGTACTCGATATGCTCAATGCCGTTCACGGTAACGCCGGTCTTAACCCAGCAGGTGCGGCCATCCGTGTGATAGTTCCAACCGGTGTCGTTCTCGTAGATGGTGTACACTGCATCGGGATGCAGCTTCTTCACTTCAGCCCAGGCCCATGCCCAGGAAAGATACGTCAGACCGTTCTTCTTCTCGGTCTTGTCATTGACGTTGATATTGTTCAGAACAGAAAAATAGTTCTCCATGCCTTACTCCTTTTTGCTCTCTTCGTTCTCTGTCAACTTGGCAACATCCTCAGCTGCCTGCAGCACACGAATGATCTCCAGCTTCTCGTTGTTGGCAATCAGCTCGTCTGTCAGAACAGACAGCTGAGCCATGTAATACGCTGAGCTCTTTCTCATCTTCATCTCACACCTCCACTACAGGTACACCGGCGAGATCCGCCACATCGTCCAGGTTCAGCTCGATCCACTCAAGCAGCCATTCCTTGAAGCAGTCCTTGCACCAGCACTTACCTTCGACCAGGTAATACTTCTCGCAGTCGTCCCACTTGTTGGGATTGATCTCTGCGTCACACTTATCGCACACGGGATACTTCAGTCTCTTCATCGCTCGTACCACACTTTCACAGTCTTGATTCCTAGTTCATTGGCTTCCTCATGGCTGCTCACGCAGAGATCGATCTTCGCGCCTGTAATCGCGCTGCCGGTATCGTCCGCTCTGTATTCGTGAATCTCGCCATCGCCGTAATCTACATACACTTTGCTGCCCAGCTCGATCATGAATGGATCAACCGCCACGCTCACATAAGGCTCAGCAGCTCGGCCACTTGCCGTAATGCCGTATTCCGGATGATCCGGATCTTTGCCGCAGCACTCATTGCAGATGCAGTAATGTGTCATGGTCGCGTTCTCGATCATCGGCAGCTTTTCCAGGTCTATGGTTGGTGCACTTTCTGCAACAACCACTTCTTCCTCGATCTCCGGAACGACCGTTTCCTGCGCCTCTGTCGCGATTTCCGGTGGAGGGGTAGAGTTATCCTCCGCAGGAGCCAAACGCGTCTTGTAGGCCACTACAGCCACGATAGCGATAGCCCAGGCAGCAACGGATAACCATAACGCGATCTGCGTCTTGCTTCTCTTACGCTGGTTCCGTGTTCTGCGTTTGTACTGCTCGTACTCCCACTCATAAAGGGCCTTATTCATTTGCGCCTCCTAACCGGCTTCTCGATCCGATACACCAGGTAGAGCGCACTACCGGAGAGCAGCAACGAAAATGTGATCGCTCCCAGCGTGTAGATAAAAGCCTCAAATCCGCTCATTCTCATTCCATTCCTTTCAGGTATGCTTCCAGCTTGCCAGGGCTGATATGGAAGCTCCACTTCGTGCTACCAGGCATCTGCATCGCTGTGCCGATAGGCAGCAGCCCTCGCTTCATTGCCTCACGCACGAACAGCGTGCTCTTGCCCATCCGGCGTGCAGCCTCTGCTACACTCACTCGATCCATACTTAACCATCCTCTCGATGGCACAGGCGGCGGTGCAGCTCTTCGCGCACCCATCTCTCCTGTACATACATCTTTGCTGGAACCGAAGCTCTGTGGTTCTGTGCGTTCACCACATCAGTGACCGCAATCTCAAATGCGTTGACCAGTGCATCATCGTCCAATGCGCGAATCTCACGCCTGGTCAGATAACAGGGAGCTGTTCTGCTCTTACTCATACTCATGCCTCCTCCATGCCCAGGATCTCGCGGATCGCGTTTACGATGCTGGGCGTTGCGATCACTCCGGCGTTGATCTTCCAAAGATAACTGTCATCGAAGTACAAGCCGGTCTTTTCTTTAACCTGTTCGATGAGCCACGCTTGGTTTTTTTCCATCTCGACAAGTCGGATCTTGACTTCCTTACCAAAGTCGTTTGTCTTTGCCAAAATATCACTTCCATTCTGTAATTTTCGTTTGACAATTACGGAATCTGGTAATATACTGAGATTGTCAGAAAACAGTAACAAATTACCGAACTCTTGAATTGCCTGTCCTTAATCTATTACCGAACGCGGTAAAAGTCAACAGGAAAATTCAAGAATTCAGTAATTCTATCATCATGCACAAAAATGAGGTGTTAGAATTGAGCGATATGTACAATCGCATAGAAGGTCTTTGCAAAAAACAAGGGATAAACATTACTCAGATGTGCAAGGAGGCCGGCGTAGCACGCGCTCCACTAACTGAATTAAAGATGGGGAGAACAGCCGTCCTCTCCGCCAAAAACGCAGAAAAGATCTCTTCGTACTTCGGCGTTTCTGTGAGCTATCTTCTCGGAAAGGAGGAAATAAAAAAAACCGCCGATCCGAAGATCAGCGGGCTACGGGGCCTGGGATATGATGAACTTACTCCTGAGAATAAGGCTGTAATTGACGCTCTGATTGACACTCTTTTAAAATCTCAATCTGGCGGGCAATAAGCTCTTTGTTCTCTTCTGTGAGCAGCTCATATTTCTCATAAGGTGTCATAAACAACACTCCCCTTCGCAATGATTGTAGAGCATTCGTTTCTGTGGGTGCAATGGTAATTGCCGGAAACGTCCTTCTACACCTTGCGATACATCTCAGATTTATTGCACGTTCGCGTGCAACAAAACGAAAATTTTTTGATTGCGCAGGGGCTTCGGCTGCCACACTTCCGCCCCTGCGCTGGGATGGTAGGCCATTCCTGACCTGTGTTTAGCCTATCATTTCATACAGCGAAAATACAGCCCGAAATAGCAGGATTTTCCATAACTGTTTTCATGGTAAAACCCTACTATTGCAGGGTAAAAGCCATCCTATATTTTACGAAATGAGGGCTAACCATGAAAGTAAGACAAGATCCGTCCACAAAACCCTATTTCAGATGCCTGTCCTGCCCTAGATTCAGAAAAGTATGCGGCGGAATCCCCACCAGAGAAATGGATCTGCAGAACTGGTGCGAGTATATGCGTGATGTAAAAGATATCGCGCATTTAACCAATGCTTATATCGCAAAAGAAGCCGATGTCTCCATCAATACCATAGATCGCATTATGGCGCTCAACGTTGAAAAAGACATTATTCGAGCCAACGCAAGAAGAATAGAGCTGGTAGTCATCGGCCCTGTTGGTAAACACATTTGCGAACTCGATCACGAAGAGAGTGCCGCTACAGAAAAGATCAACAGCCTGCTTGCAGAGATCGAATACTTACGGAAGGAAAACGACCGTAAGGCGAAGATCATCGACAGGCTGCTGGAGGCTTAACTCACCATACCACGTCTTCCCTGCGAAATTTGTCGAATCAAAGAGGGTATGATCATGGAAAACAACTCAGAGACAAAGTATAGTTTGAAAGGCCAAAACGACATTCTTCTGGACAACAAAATCGTCTCGATGTTTGAAGAATACGGCATTGAGGTTTTTACAGACAACACTAGATCAGCAGTACATCGTAGGCCATTCTCCTTGCTTTTGCACATGTATGAATCTAAGGATGAAAAAGAAAAACAAGCGAGAGCCGGACTGGAAAAGAAAAACAAGCGCCTCAAGACATCAATCTTTGTGCTCGTAGTCTCCTGCTCCATTCTCTCTATCCTGTGCTTAAACCTTCACACACAAAGCAAAGATCTTCTTGCCGAGCAGCTTATTCTGGAAGCGGACATCAAAGCGACCAGGGAGGGGATGTCCAGCGTAGAAAACAATCTCCGAGACAAGGCGTTGGAGCTCCGCAGATTAAAAGCAGACTATGACGAGCTGTTGGAAGAATGCGATTTTTGGCGAGACGCTGCGGTTATAGTGACAACCACAGGCAGCAAATATCACACATACGACTGCTATCACACTGACGGCAGACGCTACTATATTTACAACATCGAGTTGGCGAAAGCGAAAGGCTACACAGCCTGCCTCGATTGCATTGAATAAACAAAAAACCTGCCTAGAGAGTGAGGCTCTAGGCAGGCAGCGCTGATAACTTTGGCCTTGCGGCCGGAGTGATCATCAGCGCTGGAAATCATATCATAGGAGTGATCATCATGCAAGAGCAAACAGCAAAACCACGGAAGAAAAAGAAACGGCGCATGCGGTTACCCAATGGTCTAGGCAGTGTCCATCTGATCGGAGATAGCAAGAGCCGGCGCAAGCCCTGGAGAGCTCGTGTACCATCCCATGTTGAGCTTGACGAGATCAGCGGAACAGCGAAGCAGAAGTACATCACCATTGGCTACTTTGAAACGGAGATCGAAGCCATTGATGCGCTGATGGAATACCGGAAGAATCCGTTCACCCTGGATGCAGCCACCTGCACCTTCGAGGAAGTGTATGAGCGCTGGAAAGCGAAGAAGTACAAAGACATATCCGAATCCGGTCAAAGAGGCTATGACGCAGCCTACAAACATTCTCATGCACTTTACAACATGAAGATGCGCGATATCCGCACGTCCCACATGGACGGTGTCATGGAAACCGTTCCAGGCAAATACCAGACGCAGGTAAAGGTAAAATCTCTCTGGATACAAATGTTCAAGTATGCGATGGAAAACGACATCGCTCAGAAGAACTATGCTGAGTTTGTGAAGCTGCGTGATAAGCAGGAAGACACCAAGCGCACAGACATTCCAAAAGAGCAGCGCGAAAAAATATGGAAGCTCGCTCTTAACGGAGACTTGTCAGCACAGATCGCGCTCATCTACATCTACACTGGCATGCGTCCTTCTGAACTGCTGCTTGTGGAAAAGGAAAATGTAGATATCGAAGCTCGTATCCTGGTCGGAGGCCTGAAAACAGATGCCGGTAAAGATCGCCGCGTTCCGCTTCATAAATGCATCCTGCCATTCGTTGAGAGGCTGATGGAAGAAACGCCAGGCAAGTATCTCATTCCAGGCAACAAAGGCAAGGCGCTCACCCTTCCAACTTATTGTAATCGTCATTGGAACCCTCTCACAGAGCAGCTTGGCGTGACGCAATACACACCACATTACACGCGCCATACTTGCGCTACCATGCTGCGCGAAGCAAAAGTAGCAGACGATCTTCGTAAGGTAATCCTGGGCCACAAGAATTCGGATATCACAGACCGCTATACACACTTCTCTGACGCAATGCTTCTGGAGGCCATAGACGCGCTTCCAGATAGATAATAGTGTGGACAGTTTGTGTATTCCAGTCAGGTTTTGCGAGGTTTTACCAAACTTATTTGTTATAAAATTACAGCAAAATAGGCGGAAAAAGCGCACTTTTACGGTGTTTTCCGCCGTGACTGGTTATAATCGTCGTATCTTATTGTTACTATTGATGTATCTGAAACCATTGAAAACACTAGGTTTTATAAGGGCTGTGTGTATTAACTGTGTATGATTGTGCGCATTTTATCGAGCTTCGTGAGACTTCGATGTGTGTATTGACACACACAGAATGCGACTATATAATTCAAAAAAATGGGAGGTTAGCAAAGTATGTCCATTGTTAAAATAGGTGACAAATACGCTCGCCTTACGGTTGTATCCTCTATTCCAAAAGAGGAACGGTTAGGCGGAGCAGATGCAAGACGGCGAGCGCAGTATCTTTGCATGTGCGATTGCGGAAACAAAATCATAGTCGCACAAGCAAATCTCGTCTCAGGTAGAACAGAGAGTTGCGGCTGCTTGCGTAGAGAATCGTTGTCACAATCCGTAACCACTCACGGATTAACAAAAAGACTCCCTAGTGGCGACCAGCCAAGGTTGTACCACATTTGGCGCAGCATGAAGCAGCGATGCTACAACAAATCCAATACGAACTACAGAAAATACGGCGAGCGCGGCATTTCGGTATGTGAAGAGTGGAAACATAGTTTTGAGGCGTTCCATAGCTGGGCAATATCAAACGGATACCGCGATGATCTATCTCTCGATAGGATAGACAACGATGGTGCGTATTGCCCAGAGAATTGCAGATGGGCAACCCCAACTGAACAATCATCCAACACAAGGCGCTCCCATAAGATTTTGTACGATGGTAAAACTTTTACTATTACAGGGCTTGCGAAACACCTTTCTACGACAACATACCAAATCCAAAAGATGCTGTTAAACGGCACACTAAAGGAACAGTAACGCACTGGTTTTTACGAGGCTCTATCAGAACGCAAATAAGAGGACGGGATTGCTCCCGCCCTCTTCTTTTTTTGGTCACTTCTTGTACTCAGTATGGTACAGCCACCAGTAGTCGCTGCTGCTGAGACCAAGCTCGTTCAGCAGGTTGGTAACCGCCCGCTTGCGAGACTTGGTGTCACCCTTCTTGTAGTCCACACCAGCTTCCAGCTGAGACAGTCTATCTTTGAACTCAATGTACTTGTCGATGGCTACGCCGTAGTCCAGCGCCTCAAATACCTCGTCAGAAGTTGTGCCCAGGCTCCAAAGGTATGCCATCTCGTTATCATCTGCGTTCAGATTGAGGATTGCATCAGCTCTCTCCTGCGTGTTGTAGCTGCCGTACTCTCCCTTCTCGCTAGGCTGATCGTACATGTCCAGTGCAAGAGTGTACAGAAGATACTCAGTCTCATCCAGTCCATAGGACGCGCCGTCTGCAATCTTCTCGCGGATCTCTTCTGTGCCTTTGCTCTCGGTGATGATGCCGTGTAGCTTCTCCTCCAGCGCATCGCGCTCTTCCTCATCGGCGCTCCTCCAGAGGCCACTGCTGCTGATATCGGCCATCGCGCTATCCCACTTGGGCTGCTGCTCCGGTGTGAGGAATCGCTGCTCCAGGTCGCTCACAGACTTAACGCCCTGATCCTCTTTCATGCGGTCTTCCATCGCTTTTGCGATAGCTTCCACAGTAGAGACGAAAGTGTCAGTCTCAGGATCATCCGTCTTTACGCCGGTAGCAAGTAAATCGCGATTGACCAGATCGTTATACATCTCCTTGTAGGCTGCCTGGTCGTTCTTGTAAAGCTCGAACAGGTCGTCAATCAGGTCAGACTTTAATTCAGAGGCGATGTACTCAGCAGTCGTAGTAACCTTGCCCTCATCGTTCACAGAATGGTAGTAATCTTCTGCCACCATTTCTGCATAGATCTTGTCGAAGGCCACCTTGTCCTCGTTATATGCGCGATAGAGAATGTCCATGAAGCGAGATCCATTCTTAGAATTGCTCGCCTTGTAGATCCACTTCTCCATCTCATACTGAGCAGGGATGTTGCCGGTCTCCAAGGCAATGGTACGCAGCATGCCGTAAATGTCTCTCGTCACGTTGGGAGCAGAGATGCCGAACACCTTGCCCACCTGCTTAGCCAGATTCCAGGTTGCGTTGGCAATGGTTTTCTTTCCTTCACCGGTCACACTGTCAAAGAACGTATGAGACGCATTTACAATGTCTGCCAAGATATCTGCATCAGCGCGTGTCACATCATAGCCCTGCAGGATAGAAAGCAGATCCTTCGCAAACGGAATGTTTCCAATAAGATTCGCATTGGAGCCCAGATTACCAGACATAACCGCGTTCCAAGCCTTTTCCCAAGGAGACTCCTCGTCACCGGTAATGCCGGTAAAGGCTGCCTTGAACTTCTCCCAGTATTCCTCATCCTCATCGTCTCTGAATGCGTCCACTAGGCTCTGAGCAGCTGCGTTGACCACATTGGTGATTAGCAGCACCAGAGCGGTTCTGCCGAAGGCCTTGATAGCCTTGCCGCGCTTCTTAGAGTCCTTCTCGTTGACCAGGTTATCGTAGGCTCGCAGCATCATGTTCAGCGCCATCGTAGGCTCGCCCATGAAGGCCGTTGCCTGCTTCACCAGTGCGTTGCTGGATCTCATCATCTGAGAGCGCTGCAGCACACCGTCAACAACCTGGGACTGATCGACAACCTCAGCGAACAGATCAGCTACTCTCTCGTAGAACTCCTCGCTGCCGGTCTCCAGCTTGCCTTCGCCCTTTACAGACCACTCACAGGCGTTCCAGATCTTGCCCCAGGTCACAGCGTCAGCTTTGCCAGCGCCCCACATCATTGCATCGTTGAACTTCTGCAGGCCGGTCTGGCTATCAAACAGGATCTCGTTCATCTGTGCAGGGCTGCTGATATCGAAGCCGCCCATGTCCTTGCGTTTGGCGATGTCGGAATGCTTCAGAGCCTTCTTCCAGCCGTTGCCCTTGGTAGCACCAGCTGCGAGGCCCTTTGCCATGTCAGCCGGACTCAGGACGGTAGCAGCGCGAATGATTGCAGTAGGCTGCTGAACGATCACGCGGATGTTCGCACCAACGGATGCAGCTCTGGCATTGCCAATGCTCTTGTTGATCACGTTCATGATCGCGGTATCGTTGGGGAGAGAAATACCGTTCTGAATGTCTTCCATCAGGTTGTGCCAATACTTCTGAGCGCCGCTGCCGCCGTAACGATCCAACAGGCCCTTCATGGTCATGCCAGACTGCTGGCCGTTCTCGTCACGGAACTTGAAGTTATACAGCCGGTTTGCGTCTTCCATCGGGCACAGCCATGCAGCATAGTCGGTCATGTCTGCAGCATGAGAAGCGAAGGTGCTAAAGATGCCGCCAATGTCCAGAGGATTGCTTGCGTGAGGGATTACAGACTTAGCCAGGCCGATATTCTTGATCGAGCGAGTATTGCTGCCGCCCTTCTCAATGTTGCTGTGAATACCCTCTCTGGCGCTCTTGATCGGCCAGTAATCGCTGCCGGTGAACTTCTCGTAGCCATAGGCTCTCATGCTGGCTGCGTTGCCGTACTTGGCAAGCAGACCGGTTGTCAGGCCCTGCAGCTTGTCTGCAACTGCCATCTGTTCCTTGGTCAGCGGCTTGAGGATCTTCATGATGTCTTCCAGAGACAGCAAAACAGAATCAGTGCCGCGATAGATCTTCTTGCTCTTGATCTCAGGCTGCACGATGCCGCCCTTCATCAAGTGGTCTCTGGCCTGCTCACGCTTCATGAGCTCATGGATCTCCATCATGTGTGCCGCAGTCAGTACCAGCTTCTCGCCGCGTTCCGTCTTGAACTCGTGTACTTCCTTCTCCCAGGCTTTTACCTGCTTCGGATCAACGATCTTACGCACTGCCTCGTTGACTTCCTCGACCATGTCCTGCTGCGCGTCTTGTGCGTCTCGCAGCATGCGGAATACCGCGTTACCGGCCTTGCCATAATGCTCGAAGAAGGTGTACGGATTCTCCAGATCCAGGCGGAACTTCTCGATCTTAGAGCCCTTCAGTCTCCTGCGAGTATCAGTATCTTCCTCGAAGGCTTCTGCCCATTCAGAAGTACGCTCGAACTTCTGGCTTGCCAGCAACTTGCCAGCTTTGGTAATAGAGCTCTCCACTGCGCGGATCACGCGCCACATAATCTCCAGCTGTGCCAGGCTCATGTCTGCCAGCTTGGTGTCGCTCATGCCCAGCACGATGTCGAAGTAACCGTCAAAGCCCTCTTCAGAATTGCCAAGCAGAGACGGATCAATGACCATGTCTCCGCCTTCCTGCTGCAGGATCTTGGAGTATGCTTCTTTCAGTTTGCGGAACGCCTCAGTGCGCTTCACGGGATCTCCGCCGCCGCCCTTCGTGCGCTTGCCGGTGACCGGATCAATCGTGTACTGGCTCTCCAGGTTGATCGCCTCAAGCACAGCAGCCACAGTTGTTCTCAGGCTCTCCGGAACGTGCTGGTTGTCGGTCGGTTTCAGCAGCTTCTTGGACAGGTCGCTGGCATGCTGTGCGATACGCTTGCGCAGAACTGCGCTGTTGCGTCTCTCGCTGCCGGCAGCCTGCTTGCCCAGGTAATACTCCTTAACCTGCTTCACGGCCTTGCTGCGCTTCTCGCGCTCCGTCTTACGAACGTCTGCAGTACGATCCTTCTCGCGCTTGATCACCTGTGCAATGCGCTCGTTCTTCTGCTCACGCAGTTTCTCCAGCTTCTTCGCGTCATGGATCACCTGCTTAGTCAGCTTCTGCTGTGCCTTGTCTGCGAAAGTAGGTTTCGCCTGGGGCAGCTCAAAGAATCGCTCCATGATGTCGTTAGCCAGCCAGGTAGCAGACTCTCGCATGTTGTAGGCGTAGCGATTCACCTCAACAGGCTTCAGACTGTCCAGAACCTCAGCGATATGCATCAGCTGATCAGCCGGATTGTTGTACTCGTTAGCGTTGAAGAACTCAGGATAACGATCTGCCAGGTCAGCATACGCAACGTCAACCGGAATACCATCATTGGTCATTTTGATGCTGCCGAAGTGTGCCTGCCGGAACTCGTTGATGCTCTCATAACCAACCAGGTCACGCGTGTACTCCTTATCCAGATACAGGCCTCTGGTGCGCATCTCATTGCGCAGCTCCTTGTACTGCTGGTACATGTAGTCGTCAATATCGCTGGACTGCTCCAGGATCTCAACAGCCGTATCATAGGCACGCTTGTATGCTTCCTGCCACACAGGGCCATCACCATTCTCGCCGTTGGCGATATAGGTGTACAGCTCATTCAGCGCATCGCGCGTCTCGTCAATGTCTGCGCCGCTCTGGTAGTCCTTCAGCAGCTTCTTGGCGAATGCGTCCAGGCTCTTCTTGTCCACCTGTGCGAACTTGGTGGTTTTGAACTGTTCCTGCAGCTCCTGGTTGACTTCCTTGAGCTTGGCGTTCTCTTCCAGCAGCTGCTCCTGATCCTTCATGGAGAAGCGAATATCCGGATCAGAAGTAGGTTTCTTGTTGGTCGTGTTCTTGATCTGGTTGGCGTTCAGAACGATTACCTGACTCATGTCCTCCAACATCAGCGCGTCATAGCCCTTATCGCGCAGCTTGCTTGCCAGAGACCGATCCCAGTACAGCGCGTCCTCAATCACATCGATATCATCAGTGACAAACGGATTTGTGACGTTTAGGTATACCTTGTATCTCGCAGGTGTGTAAGCGCCAGACTCAACTCCCTCCTTGATGTGTGGATAGAGCTGTCCATTCGCCTTCTTACCCTCGAAGGCATAAGCGTACTTCTTGTCGTTGGTGAAATACCAATAATCCTTACGGCCGAATACGGTAAATCCGCCATGCAGCGTACCGTGATACATGGGCATAAGGCTTCCGTTCTTATCTCGGATCACGCTGTCCTTGAAGAACTCCTGCTGCTCCGCGGTTAGGGTTTTGCCTTCGCTATCCTTCGTGCTATAGCGAACGTCAGGATCAGAAGTAGGCTTCAGATTATCCTTGTTCTTAAACTGTTCAGAAGAGAACGCCACATAGACAGACGCGCCGTTATATTTTTCCTCGGCAATGTATCCGTCATAGCCCAGCAATTCCTTGGCTGTCTTCAATACAGTTTCATTGCCACCGCTTGCGTTCGCGATTTCTGCCAGGATGTCTGCATCGTTATCGTTGCCATCCCAAATCATTTTGACGGCATCGTTCATCGCTCTGGTGTACCACGCCTTAGACGGATATCCCATGCCGCCGGACATGTCATAGCCGGATGCAATATCATCACCGGTAGGATCGATTGCCTTCAACAGCTTCGCAAGCTCGGTGCGTTTCATGGTCTTCTTCGTCAGCGACAAGGGCTTCGCGATGTTCAGGTAACCTTCCATGATCTGGCCGCCGTCTCGCTGATATCCTTCGGCCATACTCTTCTTGTCGGTGAAGTAGAAGCCTCTTCCCTCAGCGGAACCAGTGCTGCCAATGAACTCGTAGCTAAACTTGGTGAACTTTGCAGGGCTGCCGTGATAGACCACCTTGATGTTTCCGTCCTTGTCAACCACCTTGGAGTCCTTGAAATACTCCTGCTGCTCCTTTGTCAGCTCTGCGCCGGTGCTGTCCTTCATGCTGAACTTCTCGCCGTACTTGTTCTCGATCTTAACGCCCAGCGCCTTTTCCAGAGCACTATGAACGGCATCGTAGTCCTCGAACATGGAGGATACGTCAACATTGCCTGCGTAAATGAATCCACCTACAAATGCGATAAACTCTCTGAAGAACTCCGCGCGATCCTGCACATTGTTGAAGTCCAGTTTGTAGTTATGATACCCGAAGTTGATGAGGTCGAAATAGCGCAGGAACATGGGATGTGTCACCTTCGAATTGGCGACAACCGTCTTTCTGTACTGCAGCGCAGCCACATCGCCTGCATTGAATTTGCGATGAATCGTCTCGTGCGCAGCCAGCTCTTTAGGGGGAGCCACGTCATCGGTCATCTCCGTGCTGTTATTGATGCCGATGCCGCCATCGCCCAGCGTAGCTGCATAGTTGTTGCTGCCATGCGTAGTGCGGTTTTCATTCCACTGAATTTCACCATCGTATATAAAGAAGTCCTTGATGCCGAGCTTTCTTAATTCTTGCGCTGCTTGCTGTGCGTAGACTCCGGCCCTAGAATTGGCAACGCGGAGATACGCGTAGACGGTTCCGTCTCCATCTTCTCTTCGGGTCGCCCCGCATTGTTCCATGCGTTTAAGGAAGCGCGACCGGTGCTCAGGCGCTTTTCGTCTACCTTCGGAAGTTTCTTCCCAGTGTAAAACTCGATCCGCTTTAAAAGTATCTCTTCGTGCTTCTTCAGCTCTTTCTCGTCCATTCTTGAATGCCTCCTTCAAGGAATGTTTAGTCTCGTTGCTGCCAGTATATTCCTGCTCGCTTCCGGATTCAACCTTTTTCAGCGCCGCCTTCTGTGCGTCCTCAAACAGCTTGATCAGCTGCTCGTTCTCGCGGATCGCATCCTGGACATCCTTGCGAGCCTCTGCGTTCTCCTTGCCGCGCAGCCGATCCAGCATGCGCTTGAGCTTGGCGACAGTGTCCTTCAGGATCTCGATGAACTTCTTTGCGCCGCTCTTGGCCTTCTCGTCCTTGCCGGTGATAATCCGCTCCATTGCTTCACGGAATTTCTTCTCATCGCCGTACATCTCGATAATGGAGTCTGCAGTGATTTCCTCCATCGCCAGGCTGGTGGTAATGCGTCTGTTGCCGGCCTCATAGCGAGCCTGCATGCCCTCAGCCAGTGTTCCAGCCTCAGCAGGTCTGCCAGCGTTCTTAGCCTGGTATAGAGCATTCATAAAGGCCATGCCCTCATCCGGTGCCAGCTCCATCATACGATGCACAGCGATCTCGTGAGACAGCAGGAAGGTCATGCTCTTGTTGCGCTCATTCGCCAGCTTAGCGATCTTGTTCAGGTTCGCTACGCCGCCGATCTCCTGCAGCTTCTCTGTGCTGATACCAAAGTCCTTTGCCATCGTCACAATAGCATTGGAGCTGATCTTACCGTCAAAGGTTTCGCTCTCAGTAGACTCACCCCAAACGCCCTTCACGGCGTAGGCTTTCGCCATCAGCTGCATGAACGCGCGATCTTCGCTAGAGATATCAGCAGGCGCGCCGGTCATGTCAAAGCCGGCATCTTCCCAAATGGTAGGATTCTTGCGCTTGCGCTCTGCCAGGTCGTTCATGGCATCGAGACGGCCTGCATTGTACGCCTCTTTCTGAATGCCAGTCAGCTTCTCTGCGGCATGGCCCAGCTTGTTGTTGTAGCCCATCTCGTAGGGAGACTGGAAAGCCTTCTGCACTTCCTCTGCGCTCATGTCGCTAGTCTCTACCACACTGCGGAACGTTGCCATACCAGCATCGCCGTAAACAGCGTTTTTAGGGCTTCTAGGCGCGTATTCATTTTTAGCAGGTGTTTTCTCGGATGCAGCCGGATCTTCGCTCACACGGGCTCCTGCAGCCTCCTGCGAGGCCTTCTGTGCCTCAGCCTTGATTGCAGCAGCGTTAGCCTGGTACAGACGACCAACAGCCCAATCATTCACGGTCTGGCCGGCCTTAACCTTAGCGCCCAGCGCTTCTGCCAGCTGGTGACTTTCGGTCTCAGGCGCACTCACCAGGCCCTCGTCAATAATGGCCTGAACTACATCGTCACCCATGCCCTTGAACTGTTTGCCATACTCAGCAGGCTTGTTGCTCAGGTAGGTGGAGACATCGCCAGCTTCCATCACGCCGGTGGTCAGGAACGTCAGCACAGCAGTGTATACGATATCCTCAACGGTAGGTGCATCGTATTCCTCGCCGAAGATCAGAGTACGGTACAGAGGCTCCAGGTAATTCTGCAGCTCTTCCTCAACGATTTCGCTGCCGCTCTTAATGCCAGCAGCTGCTGCTGCACGAAGCAAACCATTGTCAATGCTTGCCACCTTGGAGAGCAGCTTGCCGCTCACGCCGCTAGGTGCAGCCAGCTTGCCGATACCACCCAACAGGTACTGCAATGCGCCTTCACTTGCGCCTACAGCGATAGCATAGGTCTTTGCCTGATCCTTGGTGTAGCCCTCACCCAAAGCCTGGTTGTAGGCGTTACCGGTAGCAGACAGGCCCAGCGTAGCAGCACCGGCAGCGGATGCAATGCCAGCAGGAGCGCCCAGGCCGCCGGTTACAGCGGTCACCAGGACAGAAGGAGCCATGTTCGCGAGCACGCTTGCGCCCTCGTAGCCCATCTCGCCCCAGGTCTTATCCATGCCAGGGATCTGCGTACCGTTTTCGGCCAGATCTTTCATGATGTAGGAAGATGCATACTCCGTAGGACTGGTAGCCAGCATCTCGTCTGTGAACAGCTGGCCGATACCACGGCCGAACTGATTCAGACCAGACCACACACCATGTGCACCGGTAGCCAGGAACCGACCTACATCGCTCTCAATGCCGCGAATGTTCTCGCCCGTCTCAGTGCCCTTGCGGTAGTTTATCGCTTCCTGCAGATGCTCCAGGTATTCCCCTGCAGCTTCCTGGCCGTCCTTAGCCAACAGGTAGTTGTAGATGCTCCGCTCATCATCGGTCATGTACTCGTTGGGATTTTCAGTACCGGTGAAGCTGCCGAAATCAGGCGCATCCATGTAAGCATTGTACATGGCGCTGTCCTGGTAATGCTGCGCGTTGTAGATGTCGCGATTCAGAGCAGCCACCTGCTGGCTCAGCTCGTCATAAGTGGCCTGCGCATCCACCTGCTGCTGGCTGTGCTTTTCGATCAGATCCATGCCGCCATAGCGCTGCGCACCAGACACGGCCGTGTATGCCTTGTCTTTGGCTTTCTTAGCCTGCTCCATCTGTGCAGTCAGCGTTTCCAGCTGCTTCTTGGCTGCGCCCAGGTCGAGATCCATGAGGCGATTGTACTCGTTGTACGCGTCCTCGTTTTCCCACTGAGACCAATAGTCTCGCTCGCCACCCAAAGAGCTGTGAGCATCGTTCAACCAGGTCGAACTGTCGTCCAGAACAGCAAGGATATTGTCCACCATTTTGCTGTCATAGGCGTTTCGGTTCTCTGTGAAGTGCTGCCGGTATGCATCAGCCTGACTCTTGATCCGGTTGATCTCAGCCTGTGTGTCATTGGCGTAGCGAGTGAAGGGAACACTGCTCTGGAACTTACCCTCACGGCTGCTGTACTCATTGCCCACGCGCTGAGTGAAAGAGTTGATTTCATCGACCAAACTTGCGACACCGCTAACCTTATCCTCCGGAAGATACTTCGCGCCACCATAGCGCTGCTGCCAGGTGCTGAGCGCAGCCTTCGGATCTCTCTTTTCCTTGGAGGGGGACGAAGAAACTTCGTCCGCCCCCTTGTTGGTTTTCACGGTCTGGTTTTTGGTCGGTGTGGTTCCGCTGCTTTTCTTTTCGTCCTCATCGTCTTTGCCGTATTTTGTGCGCCATGCAGACAGCGCACTTTTGGGATTTGCCATGCGTCCCCCTCCTTAACCACGATATCTGTTGTAGAGCGTGCTGTAGTCGGTCAGATTCAATACGCCGGTCTGATATGCTTCTTTGATTGCAGCAAGGATATCAGAAGTAGGTCTGCCTTCCTTCTCCATCTGCTTGAGGATGGAAACCACGTCAGCATAGTTGCTGGCAGCAGACTCATACTCTTCCAGAGGCTTGCCCTGGATCGTTGTGCCTTCCATCTTCTTGGCGATCTGATAATAATCCCATGCAGCCTTCGCGCCCTTGTTGCCGGCCTTGCTCTTGGATTCAGAGCCCCATCTGCCGTCCACGCCAGCGCCGAAGTATTTCTGCATCTCGCGGATCTGAGAATCGCTGAGGCCCTCGTTGTCCCAGCCGCTGCCGGTAGATCCGGAGTCGTCCTTGTCCTTTTTGTCAGATCCGCCCTTAGAGTCACCATTACCGTTACCACCATTGCCGTTACCACCATTACCGTTGCCGCCATTGCCACCATTGCCGTTGCCACCGTTATACATGGCATTCAGTTCCTTTTCGAGCATGTCATTCTCAAACTGCTGCTGCTCGGCTGCCAGAGCATCCTGCTCCAGCTGGTGGGCCCACTGCTCATCGTAGTTCTCGTCTCCAACCTTATCGCGGCCAACCTGGTAGTTATAGTCGCGATTGTCAGTAGAAACAGTCCAGTCAAACTGATCCTGGCGGAACGCGTTGTCGATTGCGTCCTGGGATGCACCGTAGTCGAAGCTCTGCTGCCACTGGCCGTCTGCCACATCGTCACGATACTGGCCATAGGCGAAGTCGCGGTCGGCGTACCAGTCGCTCATGGTATCGCGGTAACGGCCGTACTGCGTGTCATCCATGCTCTGCAGCAGGCCCAAGTCACGCACCTGGTTGTCGATATCCTGCAGGTACATCTCATACGCCATCTGATACAGTTCAGGGATCTTGTCGCCCAGCTGCGCATTGTAGTAGTTGTTGGCCTGCTGTGCCGCAGTGATCGCGTAGCTGTTCATGCCACCGGCATTGGCTGCAGCTGCTGCCAGCGTGTCATTCATGGCGCGAGTGCCTTCGCGGTTGTACATCTGCTGATACTGCTGATACAGGGGATCGTTCTCGGCGTTGTAGGAGAAACCCTCGCGATTGAGAACCTGATTCAGCAGCGCGTCAATCTTG